ATTTATTGATACAATTAGTTCGTAGGAGGAATTATGACGGCAGTAGTAAATGGAATCCAATATATCGGAGGCAGCGCAGCCCCTGATGAATTTATAAAAAATCAAGCGGGTACAATTGATGGTACACAGACGGTTGAGAACGGCGTTCTTGCAGGGCCAATAACTGTTCCTGGCACAATTACAGTAACAGGAGTATTAGTCATTGTCTAAAGTAGAAGTAAACGAAATTGATAAACAAAGTGGTTCAACCTTAACTTTAGGTGGTTCTGGAACTACTGTGCAATTAGGAACTGGTGCTAGTCAGACAGGTTTTGGCAGATCAGGTTCTGTAAATTGGCAGACTACTCCAAAAACAACAACTTTTACGGCAGCCGATGGAGAAGGGTATTTTATAAATTCTGGAAGTTCTATTACAGCAAACTTACCTGCAGGATCAGCAGGAGCTATTGTTGCTTTTGCAGATTATGCTAGAAATTTTCAAACATACAATTTTGTAATATCACCAAATGGTTCAGAAAAAATTGGTGGTATTGCAGAAAACTTAACATTAACTGTTAATGGTCAAGCATTAACTTTAGTATATGTTGATTCAACAAAAGGTTGGATAAATGTTCAAAACGCAGAAGATACAGAAACAGCTTCAAATTTTATAGAGGCAACAGGTGGTGCTATCACTACGTGTGGAGATGATAAAATACATACATTTACAGGTCCAGGAACGTTTGCTGTATCAAGGGTTCATCCTTGTGCTGCTAACAATCAAGTTTCTTATATGGTTGTAGGTGGTGGTGGAGGTTCTGGATCAGCTAGTGGTGGATATGGTACAGGTGGAGGTGGAGCTGGTGGTTTTAGAGAAGACAAAAGTCCGGTAACACCTTATACTGCTAGTCCTTTAGAAGGATCAGGACCAATAACAGTTACAGCAACGTCTTTTCCAATAACAGTTGGAGGAGGTGGCACGGCTGGAACAGAGCCTACACCTAATTTAGGGACAGCGGGTGGTGTATCAACATTCAGTACAATAACTTCAGCAGGAGGAGGACAAACACAGGCTAATGGTGGATCTGGTGGAGGTGGGGGTCCAGGTCATGCTTCAGGTGTGGGATCGGGAGGTACAGGAAATACACCTCCAGTTTCTCCTGAACAAGGAAAGAATGGTGGACCAGGTGGTCACTCTCCAGGAGGAGTAGGTGCTGGTGGTGGCGGTGGAGCCACTGCAGTAGGTGGTACAGCAACAACAGGTGGAAGTGCAGTTGCAGGTCCTGGTGGAGCAGGAGCAACGACAGAAATTAATGGTTCAAGCACAGCTTTTGCTGGTGGTGGCGGTGGAGCAACAAATAAATGTAGTGCTCCAGCTTTAGGTCCAGGTGGTGTTGGTGGTGGTGGGACTGGGCAAACTCCTAATAATTGTGGATCTAACGGAACTGCTAACACGGGAGGTGGTGCAGGCGGAGCTAATGGTAATCCTGTACCTGGTAAAACAGGAGGTTCAGGAATAGTAATAATAAGGTATAAATCACAATAGTTATGACAAGTACAATTAAAGTAAACACAATAACAACAGAATCAGGATCTACATTAACTGTAGGTGGATGTGGAAAAACTGTTGCATTAGCATCAGGTGCATCACAAACAGGTTTTGGTAGAACAGGAACTGTTGATTGGCAAACAACTAAAAAAACAACTTCTTTTACAGCAGCGAATGGTGAAGGTTATTTTGTAGACACTGCAGCTTCAGGAGCAGTGACAATGACATTACCATCATCACCAAGTGCTGGAAATATTGTGGCTGTTAAAGATTATAACGGAAATTTTAATGTAGCTAATTTAACAATCGGTAGAGGTGGCTCTCCAATCAATGGAGCTAACTCTGCAGATGTAGTTGTAACGACCGCTGGAGCGTCTATTGTTTTAGTTTATGTAGATGCAACACAAGGTTGGGTGGCAACTCAAGATGACGAATCAACTTTTGCAGGTAAATCTTTTATAGCAGCAACCGGTGGTTCAATAACCACTTGTGGTAATGATAAAATTCATACATTCACAGGACCCGGCACTTTTGCAGTTAGCAGTGCAGCAAGTTGTGCAGCAAATAATTTAGTTTCATATTTAGTAGTTGCTGGAGGAGGTGGTGGTGGACATAGTTATCCAACAAGTAATGCTGGTGGTGGCGGTGGAGCTGGAGGTTATAGAGAATTAAAATCTCCTGGTAATAGTCCGTATACAGCTAGTCCTTTAGATGGTTATCCAACGCCAGGAAATAGAATTACAGTAACAGCAACATCATTTCCAATTACAGTTGGTGGTGGTGGTTCAGGTGCTAGCACTAGCGCAACTGGTACTAGTGGTGCAAATTCAACTTTTTCAACAATAACATCTACGGGAGGTGGTAAAGGTGGTCATAATGGACCAGGTGTACCAGTTAGTCCCGCTGCCACAGGTGGATCAGGTGGTGGTGGTGGTGGTGGAACAGGCGCACCAGGAGGTCATGGTTGTGGAGCAGCAGGAAATACACCATCAGTAACTCCATCACAAGGTAATAATGGTGGAAGTAACAACAAAATAGCTACAGGAAATCCTCCAGACAATCCTGGCGCAGGTGGTGGAGGAGCCACGGCAGTTGGACAAAATGGTCAAGCTTCTCCTTGTATTGGTGGAGCAGGCGGAGCAGGTGCAACTACAAGTATTAATGGAACTGCAACAGCAAGAGCAGGTGGAGGTGCAGGTGGTGGAAATCCAGCTTGTGGAGCAGGTGGATCAGGTGGTGGTGGACCTTCAGGAACTGCAGGAACATGTAATACCGGTGGTGGCGGAGGCGCAACTATGAATGGAGCAGCTGGTGGTAATGGAGGATCTGGTATAGTAATAATAAGGTATAGATTTCAATAGGTAAATTATGAGTGAAATAAAAGTAAATAAAATTAGTCCAAGAACAGCATGTGGTACAACTACATTAGGAGATAGTGGAGATACATTTACAATTCCTAGTGGTGTAACAATTACAAACAATGGGACTGCAAATGGTTTTGGAGCAACAGGTGCTGTTAATTGGCAGACAACAGTTAAGACAACAACTTTTACAGCCGTTGCTGGTGAAGGATATTTTGTAGATACATCAAGCGGGAGTGGTTTTAATGTTAATCTTCCTGCAGGAGTTGCTGGAGCAGTTGTTGGATTTAAAGATTATGCAGGAACTTTCCCCTCAAAAAATTTAACACTTGTTCCAAATGGTTCAGATAAGATTGGTGGTGATGCAACTAATGTGCCTTTAACCCAAGAGGGTCTTGCGGTAACATTAGTTTTTATAGATTCAACAAAAGGTTGGTTAGTAACAGATTCAGGTTTACAATCAGAAGCTCAAGCAGCAAAATATGTTGCAGCGACAGGTGGTAATGCAGTGATTACTTGTGGTAATCATAAAATACATGTTTTTACAGGTCCTGGAACATTTTGTGTTTCTTGTTCAGGTAATCCTCAAGGTGTAGATACGGTAGATTATTTAGTTGTAGCTGGCGGTGGTGGTGGCGGTGGAACTGAAGGCGGTGCTGGAGGAGGTGCTGGAGGTTTTAGAGCCTCTGGTGGAACTGCATCAGGCAATTATACCGTTTCTCCATTAAGTTCTTCTCCAGCTCCTGTAGCTGCTTTACCAGTGTCAGTGCAAGGATATTCAATAGCTGTAGGAGCTGGTGGAACTGCTGGAAGTTCTCCTCCGTCAGCTATAGTTGGTGGAAATGGTGTAAATTCAACTTTTTCAACAATAACATCCGCTGGTGGTGGTGGAGGTGGTCCTGGAGACAATTGTAATAGTACCCCTGCTGGTTCTGGTGGATCTGGTGGTGGTGCAGGTTCTAACAGCCCATCTTCAAGTTTTGGTGCAGGTAATACACCTCCTGTATCTCCAGCTCAAGGAAATCCTGGAGGTGGAGTATCAAGTCCAACACCTAATGCAAATGGTTCTGGAGGAGGTGGTGGTGCTGGAGCAACTGGTGGTGATGGTAAATCACCTGGAGGTGGTGATGGTGGTATAGGAAGCTATTCAGCTATAACTACATCCACTTGTTATGGAACATCTGGACCTGTTGGATCAGTGAGATATTATGCAGGTGGTGGCGGTAGTGGACTTTATGGTCCTGGACCTATAGGTGCTGGTGGTGCAGGTGGTGGTGGAGATGGTGCAAGAAATCAATCACCTTCTGCAGCTGGTAGTGGAACTACAAATACAGGTGGTGGCGGAGGTGGTGCTGGACCTAACCCAGGCTCATCTCCTAATGGTTTAGCAGGCACAGGTGGTTCAGGTATAGTAATAATAAGATATCAATTTCAAGGTTCATAACGGTTGAATGATAATTAAAATTAATATATAAGGAGAATATTATGGCACATTTTGCAAAATTAGGAGCTAACGGAAAAGTTATATCAGTATTAACTTTAGATAATAAAGATATGTTAAACGCTGATGGTGTTGAGGATGAAGCAGTAGGTCAACAATATTTGGAACTACACAATAATTGGCCTGCACAAATGTGGATTCAAACTTCATATAACACAATACAAAATACACATAAACTAGGCGGAACACCTTTTAGAGGAAATTATGCTGGCATAGGTTTTATTTGGGACGAAGATAATAATATCTTTTGGTCTAAAAAACCATATGCATCTTGGGTAAAAGATATAGCTACAGCTAGTTGGAAATCACCAATCGGCGATGCTCCTGAATTAACAGAAGAAGAAAAAACTGCAAATAAATATTACGTTTGGAATGAAGAGGGCCAGTCTTGGGACTTGACAGACCCACCAGCGTAAATTACAAAGGTATGTGGTATGCAAAAGAAAGTATTATCTGAAATAGCATTATATTATGGTGATGTGGCAATGCCTAAAGACTGGGACATTGATCGAGATAAATTACAACAAGACATATTAACTTCAATTGTTACAGATTCATCCATGCCTTTTTCAAAAGAGTTGGATAAATTAAATACTTATATAAGAGAACATATAAATTTAAATTATGAGTTTACTTTAGTTAATAAAAATATATGGGGTAACATGTATAAACCTCAAGAAACAACAATACCTTTATTAAATATTGATCCAGTAGATTTACGAAACTCTCCTGATTACACATTTCTTTATGGTGTAAATGTTAAAAATTGTATGATTAGAATACATTATGAAGATAATAGGCGTAAAGGCAGAAGCTGGGATATACCGTTAACAAATAATAAGTTTATAATGTTTCCATCAACTAATATGTACTACATAACTAATAATCAAAAAGATAATTTAAACTTTGTTCAAACAATAACTTATGAATATATCTAATTATTATTGGTATTTTAGTGGTGCATTAACACCTAGATTTTGTGATGAAGTAATACAATATGCAAACGCACAAAAAGAAGTTATGGCTAGAACTGGTGGCTATGGTGATAGAAAATTAAAAGAAGACGAAGTTAAAAATATGCAACGTAAAAGAAAATCTGATTTAGTATGGCTTAATGATACTTGGATATATAAAGAATTACATCCATATGTGCACCAAGCTAATAAAGATGCGGGTTGGAATTTTGAATGGGATAGAAGTGAATCTTGTCAATTCACAAAATATAAATTAAATCAATATTATGATTGGCATTGTGATAGTTGGGATAAACCTTACGATAAACCAAATACACCAGATCACGGTAAAATAAGAAAACTATCTATGACCTGTCAATTAACAGATGGATCAGAATATCAAGGTGGTGAATTAGAATTTGATTTTAGAAACTATGATCCACATATGCGAGATGAATCAAAACACAGAATACAATGTAAAGAGATATTACCAAAAGGATCTATTATTGTATTTCCTAGTTTTGTGTGGCATAGAGTTAAACCAGTAACATCAGGCACAAGATATAGTCTTGTGGTATGGCATTTAGGGAGGCCTTTTAAATAATGTTTATAAATAGTTATTTTCCAACTGTA